TAGTATTTATAATTTTTACAACATATAAAAGTGGGTTTTTAGAAACTTCATTTTTATAAATAAATGAGATAACAAGATAATCTATACAAGATTTTAGAAGGAGTAACAAAATCATGGCTTTTCTAGTCTCTCCTGGCGTTCAAGTTAATGAAATTGATTTAACGAATGTCGTACCCGCAGTTACAACCTCAATAGGTGCAATTGCTGGGGCCTTTTCAAAGGGCCCTGTTTCTTCCGTTGTAAATATTACATCAGAAGAAGAATTAGTAAAAATATTTGGTAAACCGCAGTCTTCAAGCAATCAGTTTGAAACTTTCTTTACCGCTGCTAACTTTTTACAGTATTCAGATTCACTTAAAGTGGTTCGGGCTGCATCTGGTATTTTAAATGCTGGTGCAAACTCTGGTATCCTTATTCGTGATGATGACCATTACCAAGACCTCTTTGCTGCTGGTGAAGGTTCTCATGGTGAGTGGGCTGCAAGAACTGCAGGAACACATGGTAACTCAATTGGTGTTGAAATTTGTGGTAGTGCATCTGCATACGAACAAAGTTTATCTATCCTAACTGTTTCTGAACATGCTGTTGGTGCAACAACAATTGAAGTTGATGATGTAGATGGATCAGGAACTGCATTCAATGTTGGTGACTTGATTTCATTCTTTTCTGACTCAGATCATTTAGTACCAGTTGATGCATATAACGAATATGAAGTAGTTACAATTACAGCTGGTTCAGATAACGATTTAGTAATTCGTCTAAAAGATGATCCCAATGGTGCTGGTCTACAAACTGTTATTCCAGACAATTCATATATCAAAAGACGTTGGAAGTTTTATGATTTATTTGATGGTGCCCCAGGCACTACACAATGGTCAACTGATAATGCTCGTGGTGCTGGTGATGAACTTCACGTTGTGGTTTACGATACAACTGGTGACATTACTGGTAAAGTATCAACTGCTGCTGGTGGAAGAACTGCTGGAGTAATTGAAATATTTGGAAATATGTCAAAGAACCCTAATGCAAAAACTGCACAAGGTGGAAGTAACTATTACCCAGATGTAATCTTTTTACAATCACTATTCATCTACTGGACAGATCATATTTCTGCTGGTTCTAATTGGGGAACAGATACTACAACTGCTTACACTTCAGTTGTTCCAATTACGATTGACGCACTCTCAGGTGGAACAGACGATTATGCTCTAACTGCTGGTGAAATGGAACTTGCATACGATAAGTTTGCTGACACAGAATCACTTGACATTAACCTAGTATTAGGTGGTCGCGGTGGTGGAGTTGGTGACACTGCAACAACTATGGACACACATGGAACAATGATTACATCCCTTGTTGAAACTCGTAGGGATTGTGTAGGATTTCTTTCTCCATACCGTGATGCGACAGTTGGTGTTTCACTTACTAGTACAGCAACACAGAATGTAAAACTTGGATTTGATGGACTACCATCTTCATCTTATATGGTGTTTGATAGTGCATACAAGTATATGTTTGACAAATACAATGATGTATATAGATTTGTACCACTGAATGGTGATACTGCTGGTCTTTGTGCATTTACTGATAATGTCAGAGATGCTTGGTTCTCTCCTGCTGGATACAATAGAGGTAGAGTAAGAAACGCAATCAAACTCTCATTTAATCCAACAAATGCAGAAAGAGACATTCTATATCGTGCAAGAGTTAATCCAGTTGTTAACTTCCCAGGCCAAGGTGTAACACTCTTTGGTGATAAGACTGCTCTTACAAAACCAAGTGCGTTTGACAGAATTAACGTCAGACGATTGTTCTTGGTTCTTGAAAAAGCAATTGCAACTGCAGCTAAGTTTCAACTCTTTGAGTTTAACGATGAGTTTACAAGAGCACAGTTCAGAAATCTAGTGGAACCTTTCTTGAGAGATGTTCAAGGTAGAAGAGGTATTTCGGACTTTAGTGTTGTCGCTAATGGTACAAACAATACAGGTGAAGTTATTGACCGAAACGAGTTTGTAGCAGACATTTTTGTTAAACCTGCAAGGTCAATTAACTTTATTACACTAAATTTTGTAGCTACTCGTACTGGTGTAGCGTTTAGTGAGATAGGAGGTTAATCATGGCTAATATAGATGACTTTAAAGCAAACTTAATCGGTGGTGGAGCGAGAGCTAACCAATACAGAGTAACGATCACTCCACCCTCTGGAATTGCAATAGGACTTGATGTAAGTAGAACTTCTTTTCTATGTAAAGCTGCAGCACTGCCTGGCGCAACACTTGGAACTTTTGATGTACCATTTAGAGGTAGGATAATTACCATCGCTGGTGATCGTCCTGCATTCCCAGATTGGACAACAACTTTCTATAATGATACAGACTTTATGATCAGAAACGCAATGGAAAGATGGAACAATGGTATTAATGATTTTGCAAATAATACTGGTGTAACTTCTCCATCTGATTATCAAACTGACTTAACTGTAGAACAGTTAGATCGTGATGATACAGTTTTGAAATCTTATATTTTAAGAAACTGTTTTCCTCTATCTATTGGTGAAATTGCACTAACAAGTGATGAGCAAACTTCTATTGAAGAATTTGAAGTTGTTTGGAAGTATCAACATTTTGAAGCTTCTGGCGTAAACTTCTAATTTTAACCTACTAAATAGAAGACAATAGTAGGAGATATTATGGCGAAATTATTTGGTTTCAAGTTTGAAAGAGTCAAAGACAGTGGTTCTCAAGAGCAATTTACTGAACCTAGTTCAGAAGACGGCTCTGTGCAGGTTGCTGGCGGAGGCTTTTACGCACAAACTTTGGATACAGATGGTAGACAGCGAAGTGAGTCTGACTTAATTCGCCGCTACCGTGATATTGCACAACAACCAGAGTGCGATAGTGCAATTGAAGATATTATTAATGAAGGTATTGTTGCCAATGAAAAAGATCAAGCCGTAGCGATTGAATTAGATAGATTAGGTTACCCTAAAAAAATCAAAGACCGTATCAGAGAAGAATTTGATACGGTCTTAGAACTTCTTAATTTCGATACTAAAGGACACGACATATTCAGACGTTGGTATGTTGATGGTAGACTTTATTATCATAAAGTTATTGATACAAAAAATCCTAAAAGGGGTATTCAAGAACTTAGGTATATTGAACCAGTTAAAATTCGTAAAGTAAAAGAGATTTCTAAAGCACCAAAGTCTAACTCCAGTGTAGATTTAATTCAAGATGTACAAGAATATTATATGTATAGTCCTAAAGGATTAAATTCTGGTGCATCTGAGGGTATTAAGATTTCTCCAGACAGTATTACCTATGTCCCAAGTGGTCTTGTAGACCAAAACAAAGGTCATGTCCTTTCTTATCTTCATAAAGCAATTAAACCAGTAAATCAATTAAGAATGATTGAGGACGCGCTTGTTATCTATCGTATATCAAGAGCTCCAGAAAGACGTATTTTTTATATTGATGTTGGTAACTTACCTAAAATTAAAGCAGAACAATATCTAAAAGATGTTATGAATCGTTATCGTAACAAATTGGTATACGATGCATCTACTGGTGAAATTAGAGATGACAGAAATCATATGTCAATGTTAGAAGACTTCTGGTTACCTCGCCGTGAAGGTGGTAGAGGAACAGAGATTACTACTTTGCCAGGCGGTTCTAATCTTGGTGAGATTGATGATATTACATATTTCAAACAAAAATTACTTAGGTCATTAAATGTACCTATGTCTCGTATGGAAGCTGAAGCAGGATTTAGTCTTGGTCGTTCTACAGAAATTACAAGAGATGAATTAAAATTCACAAAGTTTGTACAAAGACTTCGTAAGAAGTTTACTCCTCTATTTACTGATATTCTAAAATCCCAACTTATTCTTAAAGGTGTGATTACTTTAGAAGATTGGAAAAAAATGCAGCAACATATTCAGTATGACTTCCTGCAGGATGGTCACTTTGCTGAATTAAAAAGAGCTGAATTACTTGAGGATAGAATTAATGCATTGGGAAGTATTGAGTCGTATATTGGGACATTCTTCAGTAAAGAATGGGTACAGAAAAACGTACTAAATCTTACTGACCACGAAATTGAAGATATGCAGGTTCAGATAAATAAAGAAGCTGGACTTGATCCAGAAGATGGTGGAGTTGATATTCCACAAAACACTGACGGTATTACACGTTACCCATCAATGGATGGTGAACCAATACCTGCAGATGACGTATCAAAATATGATGGTGAAACCCCATCAAAAGATAATGGAGAAAATAAATGAGTGCAGAAAATTTTGTAGACTCGTTAAGCACTGGCGATAACTTAGGTGCAGAAACAGCCTTTAAAGATGTGATGACTAGTAGAGTTGCTGATGCTTTAGAGGGAAAAAGAAAAGAAGTGGCAGGTACTTTTGTAAAAAACCACATACCAGAAGTAGAGGGTAATGAAGAAGTTTAATCAGATTAACATGCCTGAAAAGGATGAGCACAAAAAAACAAAAGAATATAAAAAACTTTCTCCTAAGATGAAGGGGGCAGTAGACGATGTTTTTGCTCAAATGGACGCTAGACCTTCAGATTTCCTAAATACTTTTGAAAAAACAATAAAAGAGATATCTAAAAAATATAAGGTGCCAGAAAAGCAACTTATGGGATATTTTGAAAAAGAGATGTTAGCATTTTAAGGAGTTAAATTATGGCTTTTGCAACAAGAACATTGAGGGACACAATAGTTGGAACTGCTGGTAATGGTGGTACTGTTACTATTTTAGTAAATATTGAAGATGATACAGCCGCTAATAATGCCATTTTAGATGCATCTGCATTAGATGGCCACGCCGATGGTGCTAAGTTACACATTAACAGAATTTGGTGGGGATTGACACAAGGTAGTGCTGATGACGATACTGGTCATGTTGATATTCAAGAAAAAGGTTCATCAACTGATGTAGTTCAAATAAGACTTGCTGGTACAGGACATTATGATGGTTCAGCAGGTAAGATTGCGGCTGTAGCTACAAACGCAAGTGCAACATCTGGTGATCACGAAATGACTTGTTTTGGTACATCTGGTTTCGTAATGATTGAGTTTAGAAAAGACGAAAACTATACAGCATAAGGGATAAGATAATGTACACATTAAAATTAATATCTGAGCATATTGAACAAGATACTGATTTCTTAATTGAAGCCAAAGAAGATGGTAGTAAAAGTTACAAGATTAAAGGTATCTTTATGCAGGCTGATGTTAAAAATCGCAATGGTCGAATCTATCCTATGGAAGTACTAAATAAAGAGGTAAGAAGATATAATAAAGAATATATCAACGAGAAACGTGCATTTGGAGAACTTGGTCACCCTGATGGCCCAACAGTAAACCTTGAGAGAGCATCTCATATGATTACTGGTTTATATCCAGATGGTAAGAATTTTGTTGGAGAGGCTAAAATACTTGGTACTCCAATGGGAGAAATTGTAAAGAATCTAATGGACGAAGGAGCTAAGCTCGGGGTTTCATCTAGAGGCATGGGAAGTTTAGACCAAAAGAATGGTGCAAACTATGTGAGAAATGATTTTTATTTGGCGACAGCAGCTGATATAGTTGCCGACCCATCTGCTCCAAACGCTTTCGTAGAAGGCATTATGGAGGGTAAGGAGTGGATTTGGAACAACGGTTTAATGAAAGAAGCCGATGTTGCAGAGATAAAAGAGAATATAGAAAATAACAGTCGGACAAATAATTCAAAAGCTAATAGTTTAGCTTTTGCAAAGTTTCTTCAAAAGCTGTGATTTTATAAATAATAATTAACAAACAAGGAGAAAATCCCCATGGCGAATGAACTAGATAAAACCATTGAGGAATTGGAAGCTGAAGTGC